TATCATGCCAGTCCACACTCCAATGCCTGCATACTTCTTAGTTGCATTGTTATAATTTTGTCGAAGAGTGAACATTCCGTAGATTCCCTTTTTGCTACTAGAGATTTCATTAGTGAATGTTACCATTTGATTCTGGTACATGCCTGATGCAAATTTTAGCATGATATTTACTGTGTTGGTAGAGTCTCCTACAAAACATTCTTTTCCAATTTTATCTTTATAGTTGTCAAAAATCATTTGTAACTCTTTAATCAAGACTAAATTTGTAAAAGGCATTTTGGTGACACAAAATAAGTGATGTCTCAATGAACTGGAGCTCAAAGTCAGGCTATCTGTGTTCACAATTGTAGAAGTGTTCCTTGGCAATTCAAATTTTGTATTCTTCCATTGGAACCTGGTCACAATACTATGTAGGTTCACATTTTCATTCTTTGCTGCACTAGAGTTGATTAAAAATACACTACGTGATTTAGAGTAATCCACTTGGCTAATGAAGCTGTAGAAAGTTATAGGATCATTATGTTCAGGGTCAAACTTTTTAAGAGACTCTTGGAAACTACTAGTAATCCATTTGTATCTAAGTCTGAGATTGCTGATAACTTGCTTAAAGTGGTCCTTAGAAATGGGTAGAGCATGTCCAAACCAGTGTGATCTCAGTATTCTCATCAAGGGGAATAAATGAATTTGATTCTGAGGAATGATTTCTACTCTACTTCTCATTTTAACTCTTAGTTTTTGATCTGCACCTTGAAACTGTCTGAATTTCATGACTTCACAAGAAGCTTGATCATATTCATAGTAATTTGGAAATAGCTGTATGAGTTGTTCTACAGTTAGACTAACACCTGGATTAGATCTTTTAAAAATGACATTAGCTAAAGTCATTTTAGGCAGTGAATCTAAATCAGACCAATTATTTCCTTCTTGAACAACAGACCTAGTGTACATGTAGATACCAGCAGCCATTGTTCTAAAAATGGAATCATGATTAGATAGTGATGCAACAACACCCGGTGAAAATAATTTGTACATGGTGATTGCTGTGACTTCAGTAGATGTTAAAGCGTCCCGGAAAAACAACTCAGGCTCCTGTCTGAACAAATCTCTCCAGTCTAGTTCTACTTGCATCCTTTTCAATAGAGCTCGGAACTTTGCCTTGTTACTCATCTGTATCTTGAATCTCTTATTTAAGGGACCTATCTTGATCTCAGTGCAACTGTCATTAACTGTGTCTTTGAGCCACTGAGCTATATTAGAACTGAAAATATTGGATCTCTTGCATAAAGTAAATAAGTCAAAGTTAAAACCTAATAGGCCACACACACAGCTAGGAGTTAATGGCATAAAACCCACTGAAGGATCTTCTTGTCTAATTGCTTCTTTTAGACATTTCACACTAATATTTGTTAAGGTCTCTCCCATTATTATGTAATGCAATGTTGCTTGTGCCACTTGAATAGATGAACACAAAGTGGCAGAAGCTCCCCCTTCTAAACATTGAGTCACTAAATTAGAAAAGTTTTCAAATCTGTCACAGAAAGTCTCTACCATGTCGCAAGTGAGAGCAGCATAGACCCG